ACTGTAAATAAACTAGTCAAGAAGAAAATCAAGTCAATTGACCACGCCACAGAAAAGGCGCAAATCATTATCAACGGAACAGGCGCATACCACATCCACGGTCCGGTCGGCGACTCAGGAACGACAGGCAGAAAACTCGTTGTCGATTTCTACGGCTCTCGCTCTCGTATCGGTGGCGGTAGCCCATGGACAAAGGATGCCACCAAAGCAGACTTGACACTGAACCTGTTCGCCTACGACATGGCCAAGCGATACTACAAGGAACTCAGAAAGGAAATACCTAACCTGCACCACGTGGAAACAGAACTCGCTTGCTGTATCGGTCGGCAAGAGGTCTCCTGCTTCGTCACAGCGTTTGACGAGGAAGGAATCCCTGTCTATACCACAAGAGAAGCAGGTAAGGTCAAACCGTCCACACTCATCAAACAATACGGACTGGACACACCTGTGTTCTTTGAAATGTGCATCAACGGTCTGTTCAGCCGAATTTCATAACAAGGAGAAACAACATGATTACACTCATTGAATACCTGACAGCCATCAGGGAATTCGCCAAGGACATTCACTACGCAGCCCACGGCCATTCGTTCTACGGCATACACCTGCTCATGGACAGGGTCGCAGACGGCATCTACGACAAAATTGACGAAATCAAGGAAATCTACTACCTTGGGAACATCTCAACCGTGCCTAGTTCAGCGGAAATCCTTAAACAAGCCATCCAATATATTCCGGCCATAGATATCTACGACACTCAAGCCGACATCGGCAAACTGTCTGACCTGATAGCCGCCACCCTTGACCACATCAAGACAATCAAGGACGGCACACCGGCCATCGACTCTCTGTTGGATTCCATAGCTCAAGATTTACAACTAAAACGTGGTCTATTGTGGAGGTCTAAAGAATAATGGTCGCCACAGAAAAACAGAAAAAAAACCTAATTCCTCTCACAAAGAGGTCGCAAAGTGAAGCACGTGCCATAAGGTCTATGGGCGCATTGAGCGCAACGGCAGCAAAAAACCGCAAGAAAATGGTCAAGGAATTGGCCACGACACTCATGGATATGCAACTGACCCAAAAGGAATCAGAAGCCCTGCGCAACCTGTTCCCGAAAATCTCGGAAGAGGAATGCGTTAATAAGGCCATGCTCATTGGATCATTGAAACGTGAGTCGGTCAAGGGGAACGTAAAGGCCATAGAACTGCTACTGGCTCTCATTGGCGAACTGCCTGCCAAAGAACTGGCCGGAAACATTATCACACAGAAAGTGTTTGTCAGCCAGGAACAGCACGATGCCACGCTCAAACACATAGCCAGTGTCATAAGCGATGGAAACGACAAATAACATAGACCCCGAATACATCGGTCAAGTCTTATTGGAACAGGGGTTTGAAACATGGTTCAGATATATCTTCCGTGTTTTGAACAACAAACCATTCACGATTGACCCTATTCACCCTGACATATTTACCACATTTCAGGGTATTTATGATGGAAAACTCAAGAGGGTAAACATAAATATATGCCCTCGAGCCGGCAAGACGACACTGACCGAGTATTTCCTTGTGTTCTGTATAACACGAAACCCACGCTCGAACTTTATATACACGTCATTCAACCAAAGCCTATTGACGGACATCAGCCGTGAGGTCATGAACATCCTCGAACACCCGATATACAAGGCCATGTATCCGGTCAAGGCGCACATGGAACTGATAGAGCAGAACCCAGTGGATTCATTTTGGCGTGACTACTTTGCCGAGGCGAACAAGGACAAGACGAACACCTACTCGAACAAAAAGATAGTGACAGCCCACGGTGGCGTGCTATTGTTCTCGGCCATCGGGTCAGCCATCACAGGGTTTGGTGCAGGTATCCGTGGCGCAACCGAGTTCTCGGGCGCAATCCTGATAGACGATGCCAACAAGCCAGGGGACATCCACAGCCAAATCATGAGGGACAAAGTCCTTCGATACTTTACCGAAACACTGCTCTCACGACCAAACGACTCGAATGTGCCAATCGTCAACATACAACAGCGACTGCACGTGGAAGACCTGTCGGGACACCTGATAGCCAAATACAACTTCTACACGCTGAGAAAACCACTGCTCGATCACAACGGCGTGTGCCAACTGCCGTCACAATACACACCGGAACGTATCAAGGAACTGCAAGTGGATGAGTCAGCGTTCTCGGCGCAATACCAACAAGAGCCGACCGTGGAAAAGGGAAATATCGTCAAGCGTGACTGGTGGAAACTCTTCGACCCGATGACAACAAAGGAAACAGGTCAATTCATTATCACGGCCGATACGGCGTTCAAAGAAACAAAGACGGCCGACCTTTCGTGCATTCAGGTGTGGGAACTGCGCAAGGACTGTATGCTCCTGCGTGACATGATAGTCGACAGGTGGGAGTTCCCTGAACTGATTACAAACGCCAGGGCAATATGGGACAAATGGACAGCACCCGACAGACAACGCAAGGCACAGTATTTCTTCATTGAAGACAAGGCCAGTGGAACGCCACTACAACAAACGCTCTCACGTGAGGGAATAAACGCAATTGCGTGGAAACCATCTGAATACGACTACCCTGACGACAAGGTGGCCAGGACAAAAACACTGTCATGGGACGTGTTCTGTGGGAAAATCTACCTGCCGAGCGACAGCAGAATGACAGACTACCTTATAAACGAGGCGGCACTCTTCGCAGAAGACATGAGCCACAGCCATGACGATTCGGTCGATACGGCAAGCATGGCGCACAGCGTTTGGAAATTTTATGGTGGCGGACAATAAAAAATACTTGTAATTTATAAAAAAACCATTTATGATAAATAATAGGAGGCGAAAATGGTCAAAACGCTCAACTCAAGTTTCAAGACAACAAGTGCTCACGGATACAACCTGATGGCTCAGGCCACCCACAAAAAGAAAGTGGGAAATGCACTCGTGACTGGTGCAGGCGCAAATACTCTTCAAGACCGTGGCGCAATACAAACAACGGCATTGTTGACAACCAACCCCTACTATAATAACAACTACTATATGCGGTGGCAAAAGTATGTCAATCTATACTACACCGCTTGGGAAGCACGAAAAATCGTGGAAATCCCTGTCAATGATGCCTTCAGAATTAAACCGAACCTTGTCGGCGTGGATGAGCAACAAATCATCCGCCTGATGAATTACATGGACAAAACAGGTGCGTGGGAAAAGATGCGCCGTGCGGCCATACAAGAAAGACTGCTCGGTGGGTGCGCCATATACATGGGCGTGGCCAATGACGAATCGGCAGACCCTGCCAAACCGATGGACGTGTCCAAAATAGACAAAGGCGACTTAAAGTTCCTGAACGTCATATCCCTGAACCAAATCACAAATCCTGAATACGAAACGGACGTGTTCTCCCCGAATTACGACAAGCCGAAGTTCTATAACGTCAATGGACACAGGACACACGTTTCACGCCTGATCATCTTTGACGGCGACCCACTATTCAATTACAGCACGCAACGGCTACTGCAGAACAACCACATATCGCCTCAAGGATTTGGCGAATCGGTGTTATGTCAGTTATGGGATGCCATCCTGCGTTGTGTTGGAACTCAGCAAGCGGCGTATCAACTGGTGCAGAAAGCAAGTGTGACGTTGGTAAAGGCCGAGGGCTTGCTCAACCTTGAGGGAACAAAGGCTGGCGAAAAGAATTTCCAACAATTAGAGGAAATGGCTGAACAGGTCAGCATATACCGAGCCGCCATCCTTAAAGGGCGTGGTCTTGACGTGACTGAAACAAACGCATCGTTCGGTAGCGTGCCTGAACTGCTCATGTCCTACATTCAAATCCTGTCGGCGGCCTCGGACATTCCGGCAAGCCGATACATTGGACAAGCACCAGGCGGTCTGAACGCAACTGGAGAGGGCGACCTTGAGAACTACTACAACGCCATTGCATCATACCAAGAAACCCACCTTGACCCGAAATACGAGAAACTGTTTGACGTTCTCGGACCGTCAGCACTAGGCAAGGAAGAATGGGACAAGGTGCGCAAGGACTTTGAATTAGAGTTCGAAAGCCTGTGGAACTTGGACGGCCAAGAGAAAGCAACGGTCGATGAAACATACGCTCGAATCCTGACATCACTGAAAGATGCCAACATTGTCCCGACCGAATACGTGGTGGATGAAATCAACGCCAAGAAGATATTCACGAACCCGATTCAAAAGGAAGACATACCGGAACAGTTCGACGTGGAATACAACAACGACCCTGAATCAATAGAGCAGAACGCTGATAAGAATATATCGGAACTCATAAATGGCAGTGATAATCCTGAACAGCAAGCCTAAGCCTGCCAAAAGGAAATTGGTCAAGGCTAGAGCGGTCAAAGACCCAAAACGAATCGAGTGGAAAGCACGCCGGTCACTGCTCGATGTCGCTGCGCCGATAAAGGCTGACATAGAAACCGTATTGGAACAAATGCAGAACAACAATATGTCAGCACCTGACGTGGGTCGGCGACTTGATGCCATCAGGAAAATGTATCAAATGCAATTCGAGGGGTTCTCTGACGAAATGGCGAACCAATGGGTCACGGACGTGAATTCGTGGAACAGGGAAAAGACCATGGAAGAACTGCGCAAAGCACTCGGCGTTGACGTGTCAGCCATTCTAAACGAAGATATGCCCGAGCTGAAGACGATGATGTTCGAGGCGGCCATGTATATAAAGACAATACCGTCAGAACTGGTCGGCAAGGTGTCGGAACGAGTCCTGCAACACTACAAGGGAATACCGATGCCCGAAAACAGAACACTGGCTCGACAAATCAAAGAAGAGTTTAAGGTGTCGGACGGACGTGCAAAGGTGTTGGCTCGTGACCAAACGTCCAAAATGAACTCGGCCATAACAGGACTACGCCAAAAGTCTGTGGGCATAGACAAATACATATGGGAAACGTCCATGGACAGACGAGTCGTGGGGACACCAGGTGGTCTATACCCGAAGACAACCAAACTGCACAAGAATCACTACGTCATGGAAGGTAAGGTCTGCCGGTGGGATGATCCGACCGTATATTCAGACGACAAAGGAAAAACGTGGATCAAGCGAACCGAACAAATGCCACACAACCACCCAGGCGATGACATCCTGTGTCGGTGTCGTGCTGCACCACTCATAGACATAGAGGAATTGAAAGTAAAATGGTCAATATAAAAAAAAGTGTTGACAAGGCGAAATTAATATGTTAACAAAACAAAATGAGGAGAATTGTTGATGGAAATACAATCAGCAAGAGTCAGGATAGGAAACAATTTCAAAATCGATGAAGACGGCATCGCACTCGTGAAAGCCGTTATTCTCAAGGAAGGTGTTTTCGATTATCTTGAAAAAGAATTCGTAGACGGAGGGACAGAGCGAATCGTCCCTGTCTACATACCACTGTCAGAATTCACACCTGAGGCATTAAAGAGCGGCGAGGGTCGGGATGTCATTGTTGGCGACCACGACTGGCGCACATCACAGAATGCGGCCAAGGACGGCAAATCCATTGGTCAAGTATCGGGCGTTCTGACGGTTAAAGACAAAAAGATTGTTTGCGAGCTACGTATCACGGACAAAGAAACCGTTGATAAGATTCTCGCCAAAGAGCTTGTTGAAATCTCGGCCGGATACACGGCTGACTTTTCTCAAGAGGCCGGCATTTATGAGGGTAAACCGTATGAATATCGGCAAGGAAATATCGTATTCAACCATATCCTACTTTTGCCGGTAGGTGAGGGTAGGTGCGGTGCAGATGTTAGAGTAATTAACAAAAAACAAGGAGAACTTAAGATGTCCAAGACATTACGAGTGAAAATCGGTAATACCGACAAATCCGTAGAGTTTTCTAACGAAGACGATGCGACCAAGGCCGAAGAATTGGTAGAAGAAGTCAAAACATCTTCTGCTCAAGACGTTGAAAACGCATTGGAAGAAGTTAAGAAACTCAAGGAAGAGGTCGAAACCAAGAATGCCGAACTCGAAGAGAAAAAAGAGATTATCGAAGAATTCAAGCAGAAACTTGAAGAAGCGTTGTCTCCTGAAACTCAAGAGGCTATGGCTGAGGAATTGGCCGAACAAAAAGTCGCCGAAGACGAGGTTATCGAAACCGAGTTCGAAGACGAAGAAGAAAAGAAAGAAATCAAGAATGCGTGCAAAGCGTTAAACCGCAAAGAACGCATCTTGTTCTTAGCTGACAAGGTCATGAACAAGAAGGGCTTTGACTCTACTGCTATGGCCGAAGACAGAAAGATTGGTGCATTCCAGGCAATCGCTTTGGAAGCCCACCAAAGAGTCCAAAACAAACAAGCCGCACGGAAATTTGTGCCGCAAGTGGAACTTGGCAACAAGACCGCTGCCGCAAAGACAGGTGTTGCTCGTATGTTTAATTTCAAAAAGGCATAGTTAGGAGGAACAAATATGTCAAGTATTTATCATGGAACAAAATTTGGCTTTATCCAATCCGCTATCTACGACCAAATGGGCGTTGCCCTCGAGGGTCGCTTGGCCAATGCATCTGATATCAATCTGTGCGATTCTATCTCCTGCGGCGAAGACAATGGTATCGGTGTTGGGTTAGGCGTTTCTATCGCCGCCTTGTCCGGTGCGAAGAAAGCCGGTATCAACGACCAAAAAATCGTGTTGCCGACAAGTTCTTCGACAGCCACAGACTTCGGCGGTATCGTGGTCCGCACGGAAACTGGCCGCACGGATGCCGACAACAGAACATATGTCGCCAAAGAAGACATTGCCACTGTGTTGCGCTCTGAGCGTGTTGGTGGCCGTATTTGGGTCAAAGCGTGGGACGACATCACAACTGGTGGCGACTGCTACTGGATCATTGACAACTCTGTGGACAGCGACCAAATCATTGGTGCTTTCACTGGGTCTGAAATCAAGGACAGTTCTGACATCGACACCGTTCAATTGACAAACGTCAAAGTGGTCGCAGGCGCAACCGCCGGCAATTTGGCTTTGATTGAATTGTTAGGCTAAGGAGGTAAATAATGTCTACAAACTTTACTTACGGTTATCAACCGAATGTCACGGCTCAAGAGTTAGCGTTCAGCATCTACACAGAAGTCGATGCGGCGTTCTTTGACGTGGAATACCCTGAGAAAGACTGGTATAAATTGGTCAAAGAAGAACAGGTCAACTCAGCCATCAACCCTGGTGCGACATCCTATGCTGCACGTGTTCGTGACCGCCAAGGCACTGCTGCCTTCGTGGGCAAAAACGAAAACGCCAACATTCCTAAAGTGGGTCAATCCATTTCTGCCATCGAAGTGCCGTTGTGCGCTTCTGCGGTCGGTGCGACCTTGAACAACGAGGATGCTCGTCAATACCAATTCGGTTTCAACAGCAACCTCGCTCAAGACTTGGGCGAATGTATGCGTGAAGCGTGCGACAACCTGATTGAGCAAACAACGTTCTTCGGCGATCCGTCCGTTGGATTTCAAGGTTTCTTGAACTATACCGGCATCACCGTGACGACTGCTGCCAATGGTGCGGCTAACGACACCGAATGGACGACAAAGACCGGCTTGGAAATGGTCAAAGACATCA